AAGAAAGAAAATCTTGGATACATTTGACTGCAAAAATACAGTGAGAATAATTCCGTACATAATATGCAAAGATGAAAAAGAGCTGAAAAAGGCGATTGAATTTTGCATGAAAAGAGGAGGAGCTGTTGTAAAGGATTCGCAGTCTACCTACATACAAGGTGTTTCGCATTTTTGGAAATTGTTTTTGCCTAAAAAGCTTTCAGCCGAACTTTCTGAAGTAAAGCTGTTCAAGCCTTACTTGCCTATGAAACCTTTTGGCTCAGCATACTATAACATTGAAGATGCTGTAAACAAGCTGAAAGATGGCAAGGAATATTCTTTCGAGTTCAAATACAATGGATTTCATGCTGTCGCACACAAAAAAGGTAGTGAAGTTAAAATTTATTCAGAACAAATGAAAGATTTATCCGTTGCTTTTCCAACACTAAGAGACAACATTAAAAAACTTGCACCAGATCACGACTTTATAATAGATGGTGAACTCGTGCCTTACTCAAAAGATGGAAAAGCTTTGGGTAGAGATCCGTTAATGAAATTCATAGGTGCGGTAAAATCTGGAAAAAAAGTTGATGATTCCAATATTAAGATGCATATATTTGACATAACATACTTCGATAAGCCTGTTATTAATCTTCCGTTGAGGGAGAGGCAAAAAATTCTTGACAAACTTAAATTTAACAACAGAGTTGAACGGGTAATTTACAAATTAGGTACGAAAAAAGATGCTAAAAAACTAATTGAATGGGCAACAAATTTACCAGGTAGTGAAGGATGCGTTATAAAAGATTTGGACTCTCCTTATGTTTTTGATGAAAAATCAAGGGGTTGGATTAAGTTTAGGCATCTGGTTGACATTCATGCTCTTGTATTGGAAAAAGTGTCAAAGAAACGAGATCTTTTCAATTATTTAATAGGAATTTATGTTAGTCCGAAAGAAGCAAAGATTTTGCATCCAAAGTACTTGACGAAATTCAAAGGCAAGGATGTGCTTGTTTTGGGTCACACATTCAATACTAAGGAAGAAGTTCCAGAAGGATCAATAATTGATGTTGCTCTTGAGGATGTATGGAGGCACACTTATCCAAAAATCAAGAAAATACGCTACTCGATTCACAAGCCACGATTTAGACAAAGAAGACCAGATTTGAAAAAGACATCTACAATACAAGATTTGGAGGATATCGTTACAAGCATTGGAGAGGAAGTAATAGAGGATGTTGAATCTGCTGAAAAAGTATACACGCAAATTCTAAAAGAGCCAAGGGGTGGAGAAGTAGAAACAAGAAAGGAAGTTTCCGAAAAATTCTGGAAGGAAAATTGGTGGAGAAGCTTTCCAAAATCTGGAAAGGGAATATTCATTTACCATCATCATTATCGAGGATTAACCAAAGAAGAATCGGAGATGAGCGAAGAAGAATTACTAAATACGAATAATTCGGTACACGGCGATCTAAGGTGTCAAGTGAATGATAAGTATTTGTGGGGCTTTACAGTCTTTACTGGAAGCACAAAGGACCTAAAAAAAGCCGGTGGCTGCAAGTTATGTAAAATACATGGAAAGCAGAAAATGCAGGGCACATTCAAATTATATGAGCCTATAGAGTGGGCATATGTTGGATTGAAGAAACCTCTTGTAACAGCTCCGGGAAGAATTGGAGCAACAAAGAATTATTATGCAAAGTTCTTTGCAATCGATCATGGGACATATGAGTGTGGAGTGTGGAGAGAGCATTCATTTGAGATATTTTTGCATGGCAAAAAACTGAAAGGAAGATACATCATTCAATATGCTCCGGTTGGTAGCAGAAGAATATGGTTGATATCCAAGCCAGATGACCAGAGACCCTATGCGGAGACTCATGACTTGAAAGAAGTTATTAAAGAATTAAGAAGGAAAAAACAAAAATATTTAGTTTGGGCTAAGCCCGGAATGAAGCCTATATTAATAAATGTGGAAAAATATGAGAAGGATTAGCTTAGATTTGGTTGAAAAAATAATTGAGCTAACTAAAAAAGGTTGGAATAGGCCAAGAATTGCCAGAGAGCTTGGCATAGCTAAATCAACCGTGTACCTCTACCAAAAAAAATATCGGTTGCTATAAAAAGCATAAAACTTAATAGTTTGAATAATTAGATTTTTTAATAGAGGTTTTTATATGAATCCGAAGAAGGAAATGAATCTTGACGCAATACCAATACCATACATACTCAAAGATCGCATACTCATGAGTCCAGGAACGTGGAACAATTATTATTACTCACCGGAAGTTATCGAGAAAATGTATAAAAATACAGATTGGAACAATCCGAGAGTTCGTGCATTATTTTTAGACCACATTGACGACAGAGCAAGTGAATGGATTGGCGAGGTCAGAAATGTTAGATTCGAAAATGGAAACTTAATAGGCGATTTAATAATCGTTGACAAGCCAACGGCAATAAAGCTTGCTTATGGAGCAAAGTTTGGTGTTTCTCCAAAAGTTATTGGCGATGCTGATTATAATAGAAGAATTTATAATGGCAATTTTGAAAACTTTTCAATTGTTATAAATCCTGCGGTTAAGACTACGTTTCTTAACTCGCAGGTAAGAGTAAAGGAGGTAGAGGAAATGGCAGAAGAAGAAAAAACAATAGCATCTGAGGAAGAACAAGAAGTCGAAGAAGAAGAGCAAATGACACCAGCAGAAACTCAAATATTAACAGCACTCAAGGAACTAAAAGCAGCAATCGACGAGTTAAAACAAACACAAGAGGAACTAAAAAAGAAGAAAAAGAAAAGGAAGGAATATCCATACCCATATGAAGCAAAGGAAGAGGAATTGAAAAAGAAGAAAAAGAAATATCCGGAACCATATGAAGCACAAGAACAACAAGAGGAACAATCTGAACAAAAATCCGAAGAATTGAAACAAGAAGACGAGGAATTTGAAAAATTCCTCGAAGAAAATGTAGACAATTCAGAGTGGACAAAATTTGTTGCTAAATACATCAAAGAGCACAAAGGAGAAGCTAAACCTTCCGAACTAATGAAAAGAGCTGCTAAGGAATTCAAGAAAAAGAAAAAGAAATATCCAGAGCCATACGAGGCAACTGAAAACATTGAAGAAGTTAAAGTTGCCGCACCATCAATCGAGGAATTAGAAGAAAAATTAACAAAGAAAATCGAGGCAAAATTTGCAGAATTCAGCGATCCTTTGGGTGGAATTGCCCAAAGATACTTAACTGAGAAAAAAGTTGCGCCTTCGGAACTTGATAAGGCAATATTTGAAATAATGAGGAGGGGTGTAGCATGAGGACGATACAAGAATTAGCTGACACCACAACTTCACATAATACTGACTTGCTAGCAAAAAGATGGCTAGATGTTATTCTAGAGTCTGCACAAAAGAAAATGTTCTTCCTATCAGTTGCTCAACAGTATGATTTGCCAGAAGGAACAAAAGATTTAGTTGTTCCATACAGATACGGTTACTGGAGCACACTTGGAACTTCGGTAACTGATACAACAACTGAAGGAGGTGCAGTAAGTTACACCACATTCGATAATTTGAAGGGAGTTACATTTACACCAACTCCGCATGCTTATGGAATAGCAATTTCCAATGCCGCATTGAGAAAGAACGCAGTGAACTTGATAGCTGCGGCAAGAAGGGAATTGTCCGATTATCAGGCAGATGTAATTGATCAAGCAATTGCTTCTGCTTTGTCTGGTGCAACAGATGCATCATCTTCAGACAAAGGAGCAACCGTACTATACGGTGGAGACGCATACTCAACAGCAACATTGGAATCTGGAGACATATTAACAACTGACATGATAGCAAAGGCAAGAAGAATTTTGATGGGAACCACAGCTTACTATTGGTCTGGAAGTTCATTTACAGCATCTTCTGAAGGAAAAGCACCTTGGTTCCCAGAGCCAGATGCACCATTTGTACTATTCATAGCTCCAGAACAAGAAGAAGCATTGTTAACTGATTCACAATTTGTCAATGCTTCCGAGTATGGTTCAGGAGAAATAGTATTAAATGGTGAAATCGGAAAATACTTAGGAATAAAAGTAATCAGTTCGGTTAACACACCATCAGCAACCACATGGGGAAGCGGAGGAAACTTAAGAGGTCATACATGTTTGCTAGTAAAATCTAAATATGCAGTAGGAATTGCATGGAGTCAAAGACCAAGACTCAGAATTTTCGAGTATCCAAGCGAATTAGAAACAAGATTGGTACTTGAGCAAGACTTTCAGGCCAAAGCAATTCATACAGATGCTATTGTGAAGTTGAGGGTGACCGATTCGTAAGCCGAAAAGGTTTGGAATTCCGGTCTTATGACCGGTTCGCTGCATACCAGCAGCGTTTCCAATAATTTAAAAAAGAGGTGGTGATTGAATGGTGTATAAGGGAAAATATTGGTATGGATTTGCTCGCACCGTAGAAATAGGAATATCGAGCGTTGGTAGTGGAAGTACTACAGAAGTTCCAATATTTGTAGCTCCATTTAGATGCAAAGTAAGAGAATGTTTAATAGTTCCAAAATCAAACATTGTTGGTGCAGATACAAACTACATGACTTTAGCCTTTGTTAATAAAGGCGGGGATGGAAGCGGTAATGCAACAATTTCATCTCTTGCATGCACTGCAAGCATCGGAACAATATCAGCATTTGATGCAAAAAGCTTTGGAGCAGTATCAAACAACAACTTGAATGAAGGAGATGTAATAAGCTTCAAAAAAGCAGAAGCTGGTAACGGTGCGAATATGCCAGATTTGATTGCCGTGTTGAAGATAACAAGGAGGTAAGATTTATGTCATATTGGCTTGGAAGCGGGAAAAGTGTAGTCGTTAGAGTAAAGAAGCGAGTTGTTAGAAGAAGTTCGAGAAGAAAAAAGAGGAGATAATATGACAGTGACAAAAACCCAAAAAGGAAGGTATTTCGTAATAGTAAGCGATGCTACTTCGGTTTCTGATGCAGTGATAGAGCTAATCGACCAGCTAAACAAGGAGCATATACCAATGTCCAATGTTTTGCGTATAGATCCAACAAACAAGCTCGTAGTTTATCACCTATAAGCTTTTTAAAGCAGTAAAGACTAGTATTATTATGAGAGTGCTTGTTGTATCGAATTTTCCTACAGCTAATACTGGCTATGGCGTTGTTGTCAGAAACCTTCTTCCACGATTCAAAAAGTTTCTCGATGTTATACTATTTGCTTATTATGGTACCCAATCGAATTGTACTTATGAATGGAAAGGAATAAAGATTTTGCCAAAGTGGCACGATCCTTGGGGAAGAGATATAGCTGACATACATTTTAAGCAGTGTAAAGCTGATTGTTTGCTTCAAATATATGATATTTGGGCAACTCCTCAACTTCCGTTAAAAGTGAATAGGGTTATTGCATATTCTCCAGTAGATACACGACCGGTATCTCCATATATTTCAAGTGTATTGAAAAAATGCTGGAAGGTTGTTCCCTTTACACATGAAGCATACAAAGAATTGAAAAAAGCTGGTGTTATATGTGCAGAACCAATACCACATGGAGTTGACGAAAAAATATTTCATCCGGACAAAAAACTGGGTGCTGAAACTCGTAAGTGGATGGGCTTTGAAAAAGATGATTTCGTAATAGGAATATTTGGTGGCAACTATGACAAAATGATACGCAAGCGATTCGACAAAGATTTCGAAGCCATAAGATACTTCCTAGATCAAAATCCTGATGCAAAAGTTAAAATATGGCTACATTCGGAGGTTCTTGAT